AAAATAATATAAAAATATCTATGGAGGATTAAAATGCAAAGCAAGGAAAGTAATATAAAATTACTATTACTAGGTAGAGCAGTATCTTTATTTGGTAATACAATATATCTAATAGTTTTACCATTATATATATTAAATATTACTCAAAATTTAAAAATAACAGGTATCTTCTTCGCAATGGTTAATCTTCCAACTGTTGTTATTTCAATTTTTATTGGAACAATAATTGAAAAATTCAATAAAAAGAATGTTATTTTAACATGTGATTTCTTAACCTCAATTTTATATTTTATTCTATTTTTATATTTTAGAAATTCTAATTCGTTAATTCTTTTATTTTTTATCTCACTTTTCATAAATATTATTTCAACATTTTTTATTATAGCTTCCAAGGTAATATTTTCAGAACTCAATACTCCTGAAACACTTGAAAAATATAATGGATTACAAAGTTTTTTAGAAAATATTACTATAATTATTGGACCAGTTATTGGAACATATCTATTTTCTATATTTGATTTTAATTTTATTTTGTTAATAGTGTCATTAGCTTATTTTCTCTCTTTTTTACAAGAATTATTAATAAAATATGAGAAAGATAGTAATTTAGTCAAAGAAGATTCTAATTTCATTAAAGACTTTAAAGAAGGAATAATTTATATAAAAAATAATAAAATTGTTTTTAATTTCTTTATATTAGTTATGTTTTTAAATTTTTTTATAGCTAATAATGATGAAATAATTAATCCTGGAATATTAATTCAAAAATATAAAATATCAGAAAAGTTATTTGGATTTTCAGCTACTGCTTATGGAGTAGGGAGCGTCTTTGCAGGAATTTTTATTTATTATAATGAGAAATTTAAATTTCTTCAGAAATTAAAGTTATTGTTTATATTGAATAGTTGTAAGACGCAAAATGAAATGATAATTTTTTCAACTTAAAATGATAAAAAGATTTTAAAATGAAATGATAATTTTATATATCCATAAATTTAAAAAGAGGCTCATAATGAACCTCTTAATTTTATAATTCCTATTTACTTTAGATTTTTGAATTAACTATATTTTCAAGTTGCCTAATATATAAAGCCTTTTCAGCTTCCTTTGATACTATTTTATTGAATATCTTTTGAATGGCTTTAAAATCCTCTTTAATCAAATCGTTTATATAATTTATTGTTTTTAAATTTCCATTCATATTTTCAATACTTGTATAATCTTTTGTTAAAGTTGAGTTCTTTGAGTTAGGTATTAGCACTATTTTTTCTAACATTGCTATTCTGTCATTTAGTTCTTCTTGCTTCTCATACTCATCTTTTTTATATTCTCTTTCATAATTAACTATATAACTTCTTAACTTTCTGCCTATCTCTGTATTTTCTATTAAAGATAATTCACTTGCCATATCCAAAGTTAAAGCATAATCATCTCCATACCATATATAGTCAATGTCTTCTTGATAGTTATATCTCTCTAGTCTTCTTTTTATCCAGTCAGTAAAGTATGTTTTAACTTCTAGTTTAGTCCATAACTGTCTAGCACTGACTGCAAGAACTCCTAGTTCATATTTTTTACCATCTTTTGTAAGAAAGCCCTTTACTTGCTCAATAATCAATTCTTCATAGTATAGTCTTGGGTTGTCTAGCTCAATTTCTTTATTCACTGATTTAATCAAGGCTTGTTCTAATTTTTCTATATAATGAATCATTGCCCTTCTTACAAACTTGCTTTCTCTCATTAAAACTTGTTTTGCTTGGTTTAGTGTTAGAATAAATAAAGGGTATTCTCTACCTCTACTACTTTTATAAGTTGACTGGGAAATTTTTCCCAGTGAGATTTCTTTTTCAAATTCATCTCTTATAATTTTTAATAAGTCATTATGTCCTAATTTATTTTTATTTTTTTCTTCTTCTCTAAATTTATTTATTTCTTCCACTAATTCCAAACTTGATATACTATCTTTTATAGCTAGTTTTTTCATAATTTTACTCCTTTCAAAATATTGAATTGATAGAAGTTTTTTCTTATGATATAATATTTCATAAGGATAAAACTCCTTAACTTAATTAGAGGTTAATCACTTTGGTCGGTGCGATAGCCTCTAATTTTTTTTACCACCCAAAAGTAAAACTATACCTTGTCTAATAGCTTCTCCCTTTGAAATATTATTATTTTCACAATATTTTATTAATTTATTTTCTGTTTCAATATCTAATCTTACGCTATATCTTATATTTTTAGGTTTTTCTACTTTTGGTCTTCCTATTTTGCCATTCATTTCATCACCTCACTTTTTGGCATACATTTATTATAAAATAGGTGTGCTAAAAAGTCAAGAAAAATTTTTGTAAAATAAAAAGCTAGTCTAATCTAGCTTTTTATCATCATCTTGCTTTAATTGCTTAAATAGTTTCTTTATAGGAAAAGGCACTATTAATCCCATTTCTTTGAGATTTTCTACTATACTTATTCCTTCTGTTCCTACTACACTACAAATCATCATAATTTTGAAAGAAATAGGAAACCCGAGAATAGTTATAGGAACATTTAAGTTATTTGCTATTATTAGCCTATCTAGTGCAGCTCCAACCACCACTGCAAATATGTATCCAGTTTTTTTTATTAAGCCCTTATAACCTGTTTTAGAGGACAATTTCTTTTTAAGTAAACTCCTTAAATAACCTGTAATATAATCACAAGCCATAAATATAAACATTACCTCCATAGATATGCTCCAACCACCTATGAAATAACTTAAATAACTACCTATAACTATACAAATCTTAATGATTCCCTTTTCTTTCTCCATTTCCCTCACCTATAATTTCAATTTTTCTTTCATTTCTTTATTATATTTAATAGCTTCTTTTGTATAGTCTATAATAGCTTGTTCAGTGTAACCTTCATTTTTGATTTTTCTTTTCCATGAAGGTTCTCCAAACATTCTTACAGCACGATACATTGAAACTCTTTTATAAGCTGATACTCCATACTCTTTCATAATAAAAATAAATATTTTATCTGCCCAATAACGATTTATAAAAGTATCATTTAATTCAGAGTACAAGTAATCATGAATGATTGCAGCCCTAGTATATTTACCAAAAGGTGGAAAAAATATCCATAAAACTCTAGGGACACTTGCCAAATCAGTAACGAATCCCTTTGGTACTGTTATAACAAAGCCATTTATTTCATACTTATACTCTTCTTTTAAAATCCACTTATTATCTCCTACTGGTTCAGTTAGTAGTGGACTTAATTCCATTTTTCCCTCCTATTTTTTGGATTCTTTTAGCTTTTTAAAGAAAGGTTGTAGTTCTTTTACAGCATCTTCAATAGTTTTTTCATTGATAAAAATACGAAGTTTAGCAGGTAACTTTGAAACAAATTCTTGGACTGCTTGTTTTTTTAAAGTACCCAATCCTTTTCCTTCAAAACTAACCTCAGCTGCTACTACTTCTTTTATTACAGCTTCTTTTCCACTGTATCTCCATTTTAATATAAAATATACTGCCCCTGCTACCAATGTTTCCAATACTTTCCATAATAGTTGTTTATCCATTTTTATTCCTCCTATTTTTTGATTTTTTTAAATTCTTCATCAGATAATAATTCAAAATGAGGTCCGTCATAACTTCCTCTTTGAACTTCATCTTTTGTACTTCCATTTAAATTCCAATCTGCTCCACGCCTTGCTTTTATCCCTAATTCTTTTGCACATTCTAAAAGAACTTCTCCAATTTTATTAAATTTTTCTGTATCATTCCAATCTTCTTGTTTAAATGGATATGGAATAAAATCAAATGCTCTACTAGGTGTTTCACAATGCTTACTATTCATTATTTTTGAAAAACCTTGTTTAATTTTTTTTCTCTGTTCTTCTACTGTTCGATGTCCTTCAATTATTGTAAAATCAATTCTTTGTATAGCAAGATTTGCTATTTTTACTAAATCTGGATGACACCCTGTAAGATTGTCTAAACTTCTTTTACTAAACTTTCCCATTTTTCCTCCTTTTATTTCCACTCTATTTTCTCAATTTCTTCGGCTGATTTAGCAGTAGATAATTTTATAGATAACTCTCCAAATTTATCAAATATTTTATCTTTTCTTTTTATAAACTCTGTTAGAACATTCATTATTTGAGAATATGTAAAAGTTTTTATACTATTATCTGCAAGTATCCAGTTTCTTGTATCTGTTTCTGCAACTTCTCCTGTACCTAAGATATAATCAACTTCCCAAAAATTGTCTAAATCATCTTTTCTAACTTGAAAAGTATCTCCATTTACTGTAATATTCTCATAAAGTTTTTGTATTCTAATACTTTTCAATTCTTCTCTTTTGCTATTTTTTACCTCTTCCAAATTTATAACCCACTCATTATTCTGCCATTTATGATATTTTGAAGGTTTTTCAATTTTTAGAAGTTTTTTATTTTTTATAATTTCTCCTTCCTCTAATGTTACCTCTATCCCAGCTTTAATTTTTTCTTCTTTTTTCATTTCTCTAAGACCATTTTCATCTTGAATAGGATATTGAAATTCTTCTTCTGTTATTATCATATTTTCTATATATTCAGGATAGTAACTTAATGGGTTCTCTTTTACAAGATCTAAACTATTTGCATATACAGAGTATACTTTTTCTATACCTTTATAGAAATTTATTGTTTTCATTTTTACTCCTTTTAAAAATTTAATATTTTAGGTTATCTGTTCCATCACAGATGGATATTCTAAATCTGTGTAGATTGGAAAATCTATGTAAAATTGAACATAAATCTGATTACGATGTTTTAACGATTTTAAACAGAAAATTTGTAGTAGGCTCATTAGAAACTAAGGATTCTACTGCTTCAAAAACATTAATAGCTAATGGTTTTAGTTTTAAAAATTCTATAGTTATGGCTACTGCTAAAAAAGATAATTGTTCTGTTGCAGTTACACATAGTGGAGATAATTTAGACTTTTCTACTCTAGATGCAATTAGTGGAAATGTCCAAAATGGTATTTGCAAAGTTGATTTCTTTATACTTTTGAAACAATAGAAATTTAGAATTAATATCCTATTGCAGTACAGAAAAACTGACCTGTTCCAATAGCATTATTTGCTTTAAAACCATTTTTATCAAATGTTTCTAAAGCTGGTTCTGTATTTCTTATTCCATCATTTTCTGTAAGAATACATACCAGGCATTTATTTGGAAAAGGAGTATAAAAGTTGTATCTATTTAGCCCTGTTTTTGAAGGATAGCTAAAAACTTTAATTATAAGTCCACCTATGTTAGCTCCAAAATCTCCATCTCCTTTATTTAATCTGACTAAATTTTCCAATCTCTCAAGAATTGAATGACTGTCCATAGCTATATAATTATTTATATTTGCTGAAATATCTGTATTTGTATTCTTACATAAGTATAATTTCTTTGTATTTTTATCAAAGTAAGTTTTTCCTACTTCTTTTGTTCCTGGTTCATTTAATATCCCACCATAATCTTTTCCCATCATCTGAGTAAACTTATTTCCTTCTAGTACTGTCCCTTCTTCTGTTCCATACTTAACAATTCCATACTGCTCAGCTGAAGCATAATCAGTTTTATTAACTTTTTTACTCATTCCCTTGTTAAATTCTTGAAGTGTTATGTAGCTATGTAAATCAATGTTGGCATCTACTTTTGTGCCACTTGTAATATTGAAATAAATTACTATTATAAAAGAATGTGGGCTATCTTTCATTAATGGAATATAATCATATTTATCTCCTGCATTAGCATAAGCATAAAGAATTTCTTCACCTTCATTACCTCTTGCATAAAGTCCTATTTCTCTGAAGATTTTATCCTCTCTTAGCTCAGCATTAGAAAATTGAAGTTCTATAGCTACTATATTTTTTTCATCTCCCTGTATCTTACAACTAGTTACATTAGCTGTCCCCCACACTTCTTTTACATCTGTTAAGAATCTAATCTCATCATTTGAAGTTATTGAACCACTTCCTAACTTTGCTTTTGTAAAAGTTAGAGTTTCAGATAAATTTCCATTTATCTTCGCTTGAAGTTGTTCTCCTTTTTTTGTTAGCTTTAAGCCTTCAAAATAACTCATTATGTACTCCCTCCTATTTGGATTATCTTAGTAAATCCTATGCCTTGTGCTATATTTAATCCCGAATTTATTCTCATTGTTTGATCTAGTTTAAAATCGGCTTTTATTTCTATTTTTTTCATATTCTCAACTATTGATGAATAGTATTGATTGCTTTTATTATTGATAATTTCAAGCTCCCAATACATTCTTGCTCCAGCTTCACAAACTTTATTTAAGTCAGGCATTTTATTAATAACTTTTAAATCATCAATCATGTTTACCTTAAATAGTTGACTAGCTACTTCTTGCAATGGTCTTGTTTTTAATTTCGTAACTTCTTTATTAGTAAGTTCCCTAGTAAGTGAAAGTAAAAATTCTGTATTAGGTAATCCATCAAGTGCCATTTTTTTTATAATCAATGCTTGTCTATAAGTTTCATCATCTCGTCCATTTCTTTTTTCTTCATATCTATCACCCATAAAATCTAGGAATATTCCTGAACATTTTAATAGTGATGTTTGATTTTTTAAACTTTCTATTAAACCATCTATATACTCAACAACAGGCTTCAAAGTCTTATAAAATTTAATTGTGTTTTCTTTTTGAAAATGTAAAGGTAACCCCTTTATAACTTCATCAATCATGATATTCTCCCAGCACTCTTCGGTATTTCATTAAAGTTTAATTGAATTGAATTACTCCAAACAAGAGTAGCTTTTTTTCTAAACTTCAAGTCAAAATCAGTATATTTATAGTTTTTATTGTAAAGATATTCATATAAAAATGTTCCATTTGATAATAAAGCCCCTATTCCAGCTTCATTAATATACTCATCAATTAAATTTTTGATTTTTAATTCATCAGAACTTTTTATATCTAGTTTATATTCAATATCTGCTTGGGTTGGTCTGTCAAACCTTATTATTTCATAATGATTAGGCACAGATGTTGGAACATTCACAACAACACTTCCTCTTGTGTCAGGTGTGTGAATGTGCATATAAATAGCATGTGCTATTTCTTCTTTTATTCCTCCATCTACAACTATCCAAATGCTTTTTGGAGAAAGTCCAAAACTGTCAATGTTCATTGTATTATTTCTTATCCCATTAGCACTTTTCACTCCTGGTAATTTTCTAATAGCATTTAAAACAGGTAATAAAGCCCATTCTCCTTTACTATTTCCAGCTAAATATCTTTTTAAATACTCATAATCAGTTTCAGAAGAAAGCCCACCTTCTCCAATTTCTGTATTTTGTACATCTACTATTGAAGCTGGTGCTTTTATAACTTTTTCAATTTTATTAATTTGAATGTTTCCTTCCTCTCCATCGAACAAGCTTTGAAATAGTATTGTTTTAGTTCTTGAAGAGTCCACTTCAAATCTTTCTATATTTTCATATCTCACTCCATTTTCAGCTTGTATGATAATGTCTCCTTGTAACACATCTACAAAATTAGTTGCTGTAACTTTACAATGTACTTGAGCTTTTGTTCCAAATCTTCTAGGAAAAAAATATAACAAATTGTCTAATTCCTCATTTTGTGCATTGTATATATTTAAACCCCTTGCTATTGAAATTGCTTTATCTTCCAAATAAGAACAAAGATATATGAAAGGTGCTACTAATTTATAGTAATCTCCAGTTGGTTCAACATTGAAATCACTTCCAAAATTTTCTTTTTTTTGTGCTTCTTTTTGTGCTAATTCCATAAGTCCTTGAAAGCCTTTTGTTTCAAATTTATCCACTGATTATCACCTCTTTCTCTATATTGTTATGTTTCTTATGTGTTATATATATTTTTGCCTTTAAAGTTCTTTCTGCTTCAGAAATTATTTGATAACTAACTGTTTCTATTTCAGCTCTATACCATTCTTGTAACTTTCTACAAATATGTTCAAGTTTGTATTCAGCTACATCCTGTTCATTTATTATTCTTATATCAAGCCCTAAATTTTCATCATAAAAGCACTCAATTGAATATATTTTTAAAGAATTTACTACTCTCTGCCAGAACTCATCTATTCCTGAAATAGTCGAAAATTTAATATCTCCATCATCCATTTTTATAGCTTCCATTATGCTACTCCTCCACTTGTGTCATTTCCTTTTGCTACTCCTGAATGCTTATGATTTTTTAAGCTCTTATCTCCAGCCTTAACATCTTCTGTTGCTGAAACAGTTCCAGTTGAGGATATATTTCCAGTTTGTGTTGTATTTCCTTTTTGAGTAGTATCTCCAGTTATTTCAACATCTCCTTTTTGACTAGAATTTCCTTTTAAATCAATATTTCCTTCCTCTAATCTATCTCCAATAATTCTAATATCAGAAGGAAATTCAAGATTTTCAGTAGCATTTGGAATTGTGAAAGGTAAAATAAAGCCATTATTTAAGTTATTCCTTCTGTTTGAATCCATAACATCATGAGAACCTTGACTTATATATGAAGAAATATCAAAAGTTAATATAAAATACGGCATGATATCCCCTTCTTTGATATTCCAATCAATGTGGTCTTTACTATCCCCAAACAAGGCAACTGGAACATTACGAAGTACAGGTAAAGCAACTCCATTTGGACTAAACAAAGGCTCAGCATCTACAAATCTACCTTTTCTTATTTTTTGTATTTTTACTAGAATTATCCTTATGTTTTCCATCATCTTTCATCACTTTTACTCCTAGTTTCATATTCCAACTATCATTTAAAGAAATATTTACCTCTTCAACTTGCATAAATCCACTTATATCATCACTTTCAACGTATATTACATCTCCTTTTTTTATGTAGTGAATCGGGAAACATTCAATAGTATAGTCATATTTATTACTCTCTTTTATAGTTTTCTTTTTTTGCTCATTTTCCCATTTATCGTCTTTTTTACTCTTTGCTTTTTTATTATCAGATTTTTTATTTACTTTCACTTCTTTTTCTTGCTGTTCAACAGCTTCAGGATTATGAATCAACCCACTTTCGAAGCTTAAATAAATCGCTTGGTTTTTTTGTTTATCTGTATAGATATAAAGATCATCACCTTTTAAAGTCATTTTACTCTCTGAGTCTTGAACTAATTCTCTTAACTCTTGAAATCCTTGACTATAGCAAGTAAAACCATTAGTGTAAATCTTATCTTTATTAAGTTCCATAGAAATAAGATTTATTCCCATTTCTTTAGTAATTTCTTTTATTGCTTCAGATATCCTAGTATTCCCATCCAAGCTAATTGAAACTATCTTACTACTATTTTTAGTTCGCTCTGAACAAGTTAGTTCTTGAATAAATGAAGAACTTTCTTTTATTTTTTTCTTTTTTATAACTTCATATTTTGAATAATAGCCAACATCTTCAGCGTACCCAAACCACAGTTCTATCTCACTTCCTACTTCTATATCTTGACTTAAATTATATATTTTGAATGTTCCTACCCCTACTTTTCCTTCTTCTCCTGTTTTTACATCAACATCAAATTTTAAACCATCATTATTATGATCATCTATTTTTACACCATTTATAATAAGATAAGAATTTCGTGGAAAAATAGGTCTATTTGCTATAAAATCCATTAGTCCTCCACTAAAAGTTCAATTTTATCAATATTTTCATAATCAATTTTTACAGCTTTTCTATCTAAAGTATTAGGAATGATATATTTTTGAGGATATTTTTTATTAAAGTTTCCTTTTTCATCAACTAATTTATTAAACCAAAGTGGGATCCCAAATAGAATTGGCTCATTTGGATATATTAAATTATCATCAATATCATAAAGTGTTACATATACTCTTCTATCATAAGAATTATATGTAAATTCAAATTGAAAGGTTGCCCCTGCAATAGTTACATCAGTTATATATGGAATTGATTCTTTCATTATATTTATTTTCATTTCTATGCTCCTATTATCTATGGCAGTTTTATATGCTCACTTTGTAAATCTCCTTCCCAATCTTTTACTCCTGAACTTTTATTTTTAGTAACAGCTTTAGCAACACCTTTTGTATTCTTTTTAGCTTTTGTTACTGTTTTTATTTTCATTTTATTTCTAACACTAGCTTTAGCTTTTGGACTAGGAGAGGGAATCATGGAAATATGAGCAATCTTTACTTCTACCATTGAAATAGTGAATTCTGTATAATATAATGAAGTTATAGTATTCTCTATATTTGTTATAGCCATATTCTTATACAACTTAATCATGTACAAATCTACAAGTTCCCTTTTATTTCTAAGCTCAAGAACCTTTTCAAAAATTTCTTTGTGATTAGAACCAACAATTTGAACTTTAAATGATAACTCTAGTGCATTTTGTGTTATGTTATCAGATATTTGAGCACCATCATCTATTGGTACTGTTGGAACATCATTAGAATAAGTCTCTGAGATTCCTGAAACTAATTGAAGTTTTATATTTCCCAATAAAATTGGAGGAGTTTTCCTTAAATAATTATCAATTCGGTTAGAAATTGAATTTACATTATTTAGAAAACTACTTACTTTACTCATAATATTTGTGATTGAAAACATCTATATTTCCCCTTTAGCTATTTCATTTTGTAACATCAAATCCTCTAATTTTTCTACTATCATTTCTCCAATTCTATTCCAATCCATTTCTTTTGTTCCAGACATATTTACAGTAAGATTTAATATGATTTTTTTATCAGACTTATTAGAATTTTTTGTATTTACTGAATTACTTGTATTAGAAAACTCATTACTTTCAGCACTTGAATATGCATTATTTTCTTCAGCCGTTAGAACTCTTTCACCTCTGTGAAGCTCAGCGATATAGCCATCAAAAGGGACATAGTCAAGTCCTGTTTTATGAGTCCCATCTATCATAGGGCTATTTGTATTTTTTTTCTCACTATCACTAAAAAACCAAGATATTCCTGGTAATGATTTTATTTTTTCACCTAAACCCGAGAAAAAACCTTTGATGTTTTCCCAAATTTTAGCAACATAATCTAAAATAAAATCAAAAGCTGATGCTGCAGTTGACTTCATTGTCTCCCACACTTCTTTTAATTTATCTATTAAGTTAAAAAATACATCAACTACTTTGTCTTTTAGTCCTATAAAAAAATTACCTATATCAATTATTTTGTTATATAAATAACTTCCTAATTCAGCAAATTTTGCTTTTATAAGATCCCAGTTTTCTATTATCAGTTTTCCAACAGTAATAATTAAGCCAAAAGGAGTAA